ACCCCAGCAAACACTGGTGGAGTTCTGATCAGTGACGGTGTGAACGTAGTTGCCAACTCGACTACGACTGCAAACACCATCACCTTCCTAACGGTGAATGGCGGTCTGACTGCAAATTCCACGTTTACTACTGCTTAAGGAGTAGACATGGCAAGCGCAGATGCAGTCGGATCAAACCTACCAGACTCTTTTGGTAACTTTGCAATAGCACGAGTTAGCGGAGCGTCTTTGGCAACGGCTGGCAATGCGGTAGTGGCCATCCCATTCTTTCAAGGCGGTCTCACCAATGGGAACGCACTTGCAGGATCGGGTCAGGTAATTATTCGTCGGGTCACGGTACAGGTCTCACCAATGGGAACGCACTTGCAGGATCGGGTCAGGTAATTATTCGTCGGGTCACGGTACAGAACGCAAATGCTAGTGCATCTTTGGCTAACGTGAATATCACGACAACCAATGATGGCAACACTAGCAATGCGGTTGTAGCAACAGTCTCATTAGCAAATTTGACTGCTGTTAACAGGTTCCAAGACTTGGTAGTTGCCAGCCCCTACGCACTGACCACAACAGTCAACGGAGCAAATACCTCGGCATTGTATTTGAACGTCACCAACGCGGCATCGGCCATTGTTGACATTCGCATCTACGGTGACTCGGTTTCGTTCTGATGGAAGTCTATGTAACCAACTGTAGTGACACCGATCTGGCTGATATTTGAACGTCACCAACGCGGCATCGGCCATTGTTGACATTCGCATCTACGGTGACTCGGTTTCGTTCTAATGGAAGTCTATGTAACCAACTGTAGTGATACCGATCTGGCTGATCGTCATGCCGGTGTTGATTACAAGTTCAAAAAAGGTGTGCCTACGTCAGTCCCTATCGAGGCTGCTAGGCACATCTTTGGTTACCAAGATGGTGACAAGCTCCCATATGCAGTCCGGTTGGGTTTTGCGACCCACTCGTCGGATGTTGAAATCGGACTTGAACGGTTGGCTATGTTCCGCATCGGCCAACATTCAGCGCAGGACCGCATTCCCTCGGCGGTAGGCGTAGTACCCCTACCCGTCAAAAAAGTAGGGGTAGGGGGAAAAGTCTCCTGAGGGTTACAATAGGCAACTATGGCAACCCTTAATTCGTACATCACAGACGTTCGCAGGCTTCTCCACGATGCCAACGGGAACTTTTGGTCTAACGATGAGATTACGGATTACGTCAACGATGGGCGTGAAAGGGTAGTACGAGACACTGGTTGCCTGCGTACCCTGCAAATTTCCGCTACACCCCTTGCACCAGATGGCACAGCCGCAATTATCTGGTCTGCTGGCCTTGTAGTTACTGCCGGTCAGTACATATTTTCAAACATTTTCATCTATCAGGTGACTGTGGGTGGGACATTGGGGACTACAGCCCCACCATACCCCGCATCTGGGTCTAATTTCCCCCCGTCAACGGCATTTACTAACGGCACAGCAACGCTGTTTGGGTCTAATTTCCCCCCGTCAACGGCATTTACTAACGGCACAGCAACGCTGTTGTACGTACAAAGTGCAGAAATCATCCCGTTTTCGTCGCTACCTAACGGTTCGCAGACTCTGGATGTTCTTAACCTGACAATCTACTGGGGAAACTCTAGAATTCCACTGCGCTACCTGCCCTGGACGAACTTCAACGCCCAGCTCCGGTACTGGCAAAACTACGTTGGACGGCCTGTGTGCTTCTCAACGTATGGTCAGCAGCAAATTTACATCTCACCCGTGCCTGACCAGTCCTACAGTATGGAAGTCGACACGGTTATTCTTCCTTCTCCGCTCGTGTTGACCAATCCTACGGTCAATGACGCCATCAACGACCCGTACACGGTTCCTGTGGCGTTTTACGCTGCTTACAAGGCAAAGTACAAAGAACAGAGCTACGGAGAATCTGAGATTTTCCTACAGCAGTACAACCGTCAGGTACAGGGCGTGTTGAATTCAGTCTTCACGCGCAGGATTCCGGACCCGTATAGCAGCCCTTACTAACATGGCATCTCAGGAACAGCAAAAAAGATACACTGTCCTGAAGACGTTTGGTGGCATAAACACAAAAGCCAACCGAACGGCCATTAGGGACGATGAATTCTCGTGGTTGGAAAACGCCATGCCTATTGGCGACTCCAACATCAAGATTGTTCCTGCTCAGAGTGCCGTTAGAGACAGCACAGGCAATGTTGTTGTCTTTTCCAATACAACTTCTTATCTAACGTCTACAAACATCAATGTTTCTGACTACATAGTCAGTTTTGAGGTGGACGGTAGAGCGCAAGCGTTTAATCTGACTAGCAATGTGACCAGCAACGTAGCAGTTGCAGGCACGTTCAGCAGCGCAAACGTCAGTGCCGCTCAGTGGAAGAACGAAAGACTGATTATTGCCGATCCAGACAACGGATTGTCTAGTTGGAACGGTGCTAACGTAGTTTCTATCGGGTCTGTTGGCCTGATAGCAGTATCCAATCCTGGCTCTGGCTACACATCTGCGCCAAACGTGGTGATCAGTACACCCAACGATGCTAACGGGGTGCAAGCAGTAGCCACTGCGACGATCGTCACCGGATCTGGTGGCATCAGATCAGTTTTTGTGACTGCTGGAGGTTCAGGATACACGGCTGTACCGGATGTGACCATCGGCGCACCCAACATTACGGGTGGAACCCAGGCCACAGCAGTGGCAAGCATCAGCGCAGGCGCTGTTGTTTCTATCGGTGTGGTTGAAGCAGGGTCTGGATACACTTCTGTGCCTGCCGTTACCTTCTCTAGTGGTGGCGCCACAGCCAACGCAGTCATTTCTACGGGTGGCGTAAGTAGCGTCAGCCTAGTAAACGCAGGTAGTGGATATACGTCATCTCCCACCATAACTTTTTCAGGTGGTGGAGGGTCTGGCGCCAATGCCATAGCCCAGATCGTTACATTCAGGACTGGCACGGTCAGCATCCTGCTCAACAACGGTGGTTCTGGCTATACGTCAGCACCAACGGTAGCTATTGGCGGTTCTAACGTAACCCCTGCTACTGCTACAGCCATTGTTTTGGGTAACACGGTCTCTCAGATCGTCATGACAAACCCAGGATCTGGGTACACCAACGCAAGCGTGAGTCTTTCTGGCGGTGGGTTTAGTACTGCTGCCAATGTCACGGCAGTTGTAAACACAGAACAGTTGGTTTCTACCGCTACGTTCTCGGGTAGAACTTGGGCGGCTGCTGGACGTACTGTCTACTACTCAGCGGCAGACTCGTACAGCGATTTCACCAGCGTATCTGCTGGGTCAATCACGATCACAGACTCTACGCTGCATGGCAACATCCGTGCTCTGCTCTCAGCCAACAATTTCTTGTACATCTTTGGTGAGACAAGCATCAACGTCTTCTCTGACGTTCGTGTTGACACCAACGGTCAAACTTTATTCACGAATACCAATGTCTCTGCCAGCGTAGGGACCAAGCGTATCTACGCCATATACCCGTTCTTTAGAGCTGTGCTGTTCATGAACGACTATGGGGTTTACTCCCTGGTCGGATCTACCACCAGCAAGTTGTCAGACCCTCTTGACGGGATATTCCAACTCATAGACTTTGACAAACCCATCAGTGGTGGTCAGGTCTTACTGAACAACATACTATGCGCGGCATTCTCCTTCACTTACAACGACCAGGTAATTGGAGCGAGAAAGGTCCAAGCCGTGTTTTTCGAGAAGAAGTGGTTTCTAACCTCCCAAGGAGCGTTGGACTACATCACTTCCGTCCCTACAGCGGGGGTCATTCGCCTCTATGGGACCGCAGGCTCAAGCCTCTTCCGTCTCTATGCTAATTCCACGGCTAACGTAGCCACTACGATCCAGACTGCCTTGATGCCTATGGGTGATCCCATACGGACCAAGCAGGCATTGAAGTTTGGCATCGAGGCTCAGTTGCAGGCATCGTCTACGCTCTTCGTTAGCGTGGACAATGAGCAAGGAACCGGGGCTACTGGTGCTTATACAGTAGACAATACGGTCACTTGGCTGAATAATTACTACCAGCCTGTGACTTGGCAGAACAACAGCTTGCAAACTGTTGGGTGGGAGACTGCTTATGGCTACGCTCTGTACAAATCAGATGCCCAGCAGTACGGGAAGTACCTTGGTCTGACCATCAACAGTAACAGTGCTGGATATACAGTGAACACATTTGAGTTTGAACATGAATTGAGAGCGAGGTTCT